GGGTATTAACCCCGCCTGTTTTTTGGAAGTTCGAATTATTCGATTATCGACTTCCTGAGTCGGTTTTCGAATTATCTATTTGTTCTTTCACTAAACTTTACTATGCCCGTTGCGTGCTATAACGCTTTACAAACTCTGACTAAGTATAATTGTCTACAATTTTGTTATTTATTATTTATGGCTAGTAAGCCTATAAACCAACTAATTTTGTATTTATTAGTTCTAGTTACTATAAACTAAAATTTTGAGCCTCACGGCTTTCTTCTACATAAAAGATTACCTTGTATGAAGTTTGTTTTTATGATTTTTTATCAAAAAATCTGTTGAGGGACATCTATCGCACAGGATGCCACCCTTTAGGTTGACTCAACCTAAAATGTGCGAAAACTGCTTTGTCTTTTTATGACTAATTTTTAATATGCCATCAAGAAGTATAATTATTCAGGACCCCCAGACTTGGATTAGTCAGCCCTTTCCTAAAGCAATTTCTAAAGTTGCTATAACTTCACTATCTCGCCCAAAAGGCTATTCTAAAGTGACCTTAAGGTCTGCTATTCAATTATTCGAAATCATAATAGATTACCTTGATTCCGAATCGGTTTTTCCTGAACTTTATATCGTTACAAAAAGTTTTATTCTGGGACATTTCTCACATAGAATGCTACCCAGTAGGTTGATTCAACCTGCAATATGTGAAAACTGCTTTGACTCATTCGATCAAATTTTTAATATGCCATCAAGAAGTATAGAAAAAAAACAGGACCCCCAGACTTGGATTAGTCACCGCTCTTCTAAAGCGACCTTAAGGTCTGCTATAACTTCACAATCTTGTCCAAAAGACTCTTTTGACTGGAAAACCAGTTTAAAAGATACCATTAGAGATAAGGTAGAGCCTCTTTTTGAGAGTGCTAATTACCTTTTTTCTGATGATAATCAGACACCAGAGGTTAAGAAAGCTGCTTCAGCTTATACCACCTCCACAGCTTTTACGTCCTTTGTTAAAGACGTAGAAAAGGACTTTGTTTCCTTACTCAAATTCCTTCCCCAGAAAATAACACTTGATGTCAATTTCTGGTATTCCTTCCTTTTTGCAATATATAAGGTAGTTAAATATCAGAGCCGAATTGATCTTCTACTCTCGTTAACTAATTTAGTTAATACTTTTCTCGGAAAGAAGGTTAATGAATATAGCAATCATATTTATATGTATGTTAATTCTTATTTAAGTGCACTTTACGAAGATGGTAAAGTCAAATCCGAAGGACTTTATTTTGATGAGGTCAAGTTTTCCTTGCGAGAACATATTGATATGGTTTTAGACAGTAAGTTAATCTCGGCAACGAGAATTTTTTTGTTGAACCTTGTTTCGTTGCGTTTCTTTTCAAGAGATACAGCCAATAACTTCATAAAAACTCTAGGGGCTTGTCCCCCTTGTAGTATACTTGATTTCGGTTTGAATACTTTAACCGTTGTTGAACAATTTGTTCATTTTACGGGAGATTTAGCCAACGGTAATGGTATCCTCACTTCCCTTTGTCGTGCTGATCCCTTTGCCAAGTGGTTAGATCTTAGCGTTTCAATCGTCAACCAAGCACCTAATGTTTATTTAGGAGAAGATGTCAATTTCCCTCATCTTCGAGAAGTAGGAAAGATTGATGCCCGTACCTATATGTCCGAACTTAGTTCTCATATCGATTTAGGCAAAAAGTTGAAGGAGAAAGGTAAAAGAATCCCCCGTATTTTTAGTGACCGATTGTATCAGTTACAAGATATTAAGGGCGGAATTTTTCAAAAAATAGCCTCGCGCAATCGTATGGCACCGATTGGATTAATTCTCCATGGAGACCCTTCAATTGGTAAATCCTCTATTATAGATCACTTTACAAAAGTTTTTTGTAAAGCCAAGGGTTTGCAATTTAGCAAAGACATAATTTATCACAGACCTGCTGTTTCAGATCACTGGACTGGGTATGAGCCATTAGTTCAACCTGTTATCCATTATTCAGAACTTGGTTCCATGCATGCTAACATTGCTGCTCGTACAGGTGATAAGACCATCAACGAGCTCCTCAATGTCATCGACTCACAACCCTATCAAGTTGAAATGGCTGACTTGGAGCATAAAGGCAAAGTTTTTGTTCTTGCTGATTTAGTTATTATGGATGTTAATGATCCAGAATTGAATCTTAAGCATATCCAGAGCAATCCCGCTGCTGTTCGTAGACGTTTCTTGTACATAGATATCAAGGTTAAACCGGAATTCCGAAAGGATGGTGGTACTGAACTTGATAAGAATAAGATTCCTCATGACCTAGAAGATAAAATGGACTTGTGGATGTTCACACCATATATACAACAATCTATCAGTATTAAAGATTCTATTCAACAATTTATTCCTAATCCCATCACTCATAACAATGAGTACAATATCTATGATATTAGCACTTTCTTTTTCGATCGTGTTCTTCAACACGGAGTTGAACAGAACAAGTATAAGAGTGCTGTTTCAGAGGAAGTTGATAAGTACCTTAGAGAACGTGATGTCCATACCATGCCTGATAGTCTTCTTTCTGGTTCTTTGAGCAGTCATGGAAGTTCCATGTCTGTTAGAAGCCAGTCTGCTTGGCTTACTGGTCATGAGGGACTAACCTCTGATTTTATGTATGATGAACACATAGATTGCGAGAGGTGGTTACAATTTTGTCGCGAGCGAGGAGATTGGTTGAGTGTTAAACACACTAAAATTTTTGTTTCCAAGTTTGTCCTTTTCGTTAGAGAGCATTCTCATCTTTATCCTAGTAGTATTGCATTTGAGGAAATGGTTACTGCATATGAGAGCAATAAACCTCCTCGACCTCTTGACTATGAGATGCTTTACCGTTTTACTAGGTTAATAGAAACCACGCGAAATTTTCAAGCTGTTTCTGAATCTGGGAATCCTCTTCAAATGAAAATTGACTTCAATGCAGCTCATCAATCTATAAAATCAGCTAATGATGACTGGCCAAGTCTTAGAGGTGTTCCTTTACATCTTAGAGAACAATCCCCTGAAAGTGACGTTTACCATCCTCAACGATATAGAGAGCAACTTGAAGCACCCCATTCATACTGGTCTTTTTTCAAGTACTTTGTTAATTGGAATAATTTCTTCTCTTCAGTTGAGACTAGAAAACAGTGTGCACATGATTATATTGAGAAGCTAGAAAATAAGGTTTTGCTTAATCCAGAACATATTCTTAACGAACCTTATCGCCTGGAACAAGTTTGGTGGCGAGCAGTCATTGCTACCACTTTGAGTTTCTCTTTCGTTTTTGTTCCGCACACTTATATTTTGCTCACCTGCCCTGCAGCCTATATGATTTATTCCACCGGCAAGTACTGCCTTCCCAATTCTTGTCTTTGTCATGATTTCCCGTGGTATAAAAAACTACGGTATCATATGATAGACAGACTAACTTGCTGGTACCTAGAGTACTATGAGGCTAAATGGACAGTTGATCAAGCAAAATCAGGCGGTTGGTTTCCCACGATTATGGCCCTTTGTATTTGGGCACCTCGTAAGGTTAAAAAACAACTTGGTGGTACTAAAGATTTTTTCTATCGTTGGACAGCAGACTTACTTGTTTTTATGTTTATCCTTCTAATTCTTAAGCTCATTCTTCGCATTTGGAAAATTGTTTATTCAGACGCAATTTCACAGAGTGAGGTTGTTCAATCCACTAACACGTTTTCAGAAGAAAACGCTGATTCTTTTCTTCATTCATTTGAGGAGAAATCTGGATGCAGTTTTCCTTTGCCCAAAAAGAAGAGTGAAGCTGATAAAGATTATGATAAGGTTGAATCCTTCCTACCCCGTGTTGTTAGTGATTCAACTACTCTGAATAAACCGGACGAAGTTGTAAATATGGTGAACAAAAACTTGCGCTACGTTCATGTTGTCTCACAGGACAAAAAGATTTCCTGCTCTGTCGGAGTAGGTGTCTGTGAGGATTACATGCTTCTTAACAAGCATTGTTTTCTGGATAAGACTTACGTTGAAATTTCTATGTCACCTGATAAAGCAGTTGGTATAACTCGTCATACTTTTGATGAGAGATATACCACTACCATAGGTGATGATCTAATCCTTGTTAGACTTGTTGGTGTCATGTTTAAGGACATTCGTTCTCTTCTCATTGACCTACCTTCTTTTGAGGTTGGCGTTCCGGGTTATTTTAACGGAAGTAAAGTAAGTGTTCGTCACTTCACAGAGACTGTTAACGTGAATAATCCTATAAAGAATTACACTCTCACGAAAGGTCTGGTCTATGACTATGGCAATCATCGAGATGGTTTATGTGGGACTCCATTGTTGTTGACTCTAAATAATAGAACCATCTTCGTTGGCATTCATACTGCTGCGATTAATGGAACTACTGTTTGTTTCTCAACCATTGTGAGCAAAACTACCCTCTTTCTTGGTCTTAACCTTCTAAAAGGTAGCACTTGCTTGTCCCCCGTTATGTCTGAAGGTCTGATGCGTCTTCCTGGATCCACTAAGCTTGCTGGTACTACGAGCAAGAGTCCACTTTTGTTTGAGAGCACTCCCGGACTTCGTATAGTTGGATCTATATCGCCATACAGCAATGTTTCTCCGAAGAGTACACTTGTTGTCAGCCCTCTTCTTCCTCACGTAGAAAGTTTGAGTGGTGTTAGTCCTTATACCACGGGTGGCAACTTCAAGTACTTACCTCCTATGATGCGGTCTAAGCGTGTCAATGGCCGTTTTGTTTCACCTTCTAATGTCTGGATAAAAAAGGTTGGTGTTATTAAAAATCATCTCCCTCTTTCCCCAATGGACACAGTTGTGTCTTCTCTTAGCGAACTGTTGCTCACCAGACTTAGGAAAAAAGGCGTCACATCTTTGACACCTTATCCTTTAGACGTTGCACAGAATGGTTATCCTGAAAATTTCTTCATACGAGCAATGAAGAATGGAACGTCAGGTGGTTTTATGCTACCAGGTAAGAAAAGCAAGTATAACTTGCCAACCATACTTGAGTTTAAACAAGATGCAGTCGTTCCAAACTTCGTTGTTAAAGAACAGGTTTTGGAGACTATGATTGCATATGATAGATTAGAGAATGCACATACCCTTGTTGGTGCTCAGCTCAAAGATGAACCGCGATCACACGAAAAAGTTGTTGAAGGAAAGACAAGAGTTTTTGCTATGTCTTCTTACGATTCAACACTTATTCAACGAATGTATCTAATGCCCCTTTATTCACTCATGTGTGAGCATAGGGATTTATTTTATACTAAAGTTGGGATAAACATGCACTCTTCCGAAGCAGAATCTATGTACTTGTCTCTTAAGGAGTTTTCACCATATGTTATGGAAGGAGACTACGGGGGCTATGATACTAGTATGCCATCAGGTGTGGGTCTTATGGCCAACAGTGTGGTTATGTATTTGTTGAGAGAGCTAGGATATAATTCTTATGCACTCAATAAAGCACAAGGAATTCTAAGCGACAATCTATTTCCATCTGTTTGTTTAGAAGGGAACATTTTTGTCGCTCCTGGCTTCCAGCCATCTGGCAAGTACGCTACGGCAGAAGATAATTCCCTCCGTGGAGTTATTCTTCTCTATTATGCGTATGGCATTATGTGCACTCCACTTGGTGCAGACTCCCCACATAATTTAACACAAAATTTTCAATTGGATGATTTCCAATTGCATCTTCTCCCAATTACGTATGGAGATGATATGTTGTGTGGAGTAAAGCCTTCACTGGCGAAATATTTCAATAACATTACGTACGCGCGTTTTGTTAATGAAGTATATGGAATGGAGTTCACCACTTCAGACAAGAATGAACAAATTAGCGAGTTCGTATCTGTTGAGATGATTTCATTCTTAAAACGTAAATTTGTATATAATCATATAATTAAACGTCATGTAGCACAGTTAGATAGAGACTCAATAATGAAGAGTCTAGTTTATATCTTACCTTCCAAAGAAGTTAGC